AACGGAATCAGGAAGTCCTCTTGGAAGTTCACCAAGGTACGCTTGTATTTCTTGATGATGGTCGCCACCGCCATGCTCATGCCAGCGCCGTCTCGGTTGCCCTGACTGACCATGCCCTGCGAGTCCATCGTCCCAGTTGCCTGAAGCAACATACGCTCAAATTCCTTAGCTGTGGACAAGTTGTTAAGACTTGTCTCGCCGAACTTAAAGGGATAAAGAATCTCAGCAGGGTTGCCGTTGACCAAGAAAGCCTTACCAGGCTTAACTTCAAACTTAGCACCGCGAGGCAGACGGGTAGCATCCAAGCCCATCATGGGGCTGGTGGTCAGCGCCAGAGAGTCTAAGTGGCTACGCACTTGTGCATCGATGGCCTTTTGCATGTTGTAAGACTTCTCCACCGTCCCACGACCCAACAAACGGTTGGGCACAGTGTCATCTTGGTAAGAGATGATTGGGCGGTCTTTCATCATGTAAGGGTTGGCCTCTGCCTTTAAGAGAACCCCATCGTTGGCAATGACCACAATGGCCTCAACCATGTTGGAATAGTCATCAGCCAAAGAGTCTTCAGGGAAGAGGTCAACAACATCAGCGTCATCACCCTCTAGCATTTCTCTAGGTACTAACCCGTAGTAAGTCAACAACAAGACTTTTTCGTCTTGGTACTGGGTAACCTCTTGGGTTGGCTCCAAATCTGTGTCTTCAGAGGCAGTTCCGATGTCCACCTTACGGTAGATACCACTTTCCATACCCTCAACGACCTTGTGGATGCCTACATACTTCTCTACTGCCACGCCCATACAGTCATCAATGGAAGTACCGTTGGGGTCGAACAAGAAATTCTTGGGGTTGACAGGGACAATCTTCACCGCAATGCGGTTTTTCTCGACCACACCGATGGCGGCTTGGTTTGGTTGACCAGGAATGGCCTGTGTAGCTGGCTCAAAGATCTTTTCTGTCTTGACAATGATCTCGCCAATGCCAGTGCCGTAAATCTCAGCCATCAATTCGATTTGGTCGATGGATTTCCTGATCTTATCGACCTTGAAGTCCTCCATCATCTGGGCTTTGATCAGTTCAACGTCCAACGGGTTGCCGTTTACGTCCTTCAGGTCGTCTTTGATGTCAAAAAACTCGCCTTGACCAAAGATGGCCTCCATGATTTCAGCGTGTCGCGTCTCAACAGCCTGTTGGGTGGCCGGAGTCACTATACGTGAACGCTCAGATTCCCTTGTTTTGTCCTCTGAAGACCACTCACCACGGAAAATGCGCTCGTATTCAAGGTACGAGGTCATGAAGTTGGTGTTGCGGTAGTCGCGCCAGCGGTCACAGTGACCAACAACGAAGTCAGTTAGGTCTTTGTCTGACTGTGTTGGCTGTTCGTACTCGTTTTTTTCCATGACTAGATTCCCGCAATAATGTCCATCGGCTCCCAATCTTCTGAATCATCGTCCTCAAAGTATGAGGTCACAGCAAGTTGGTCAATATAGGAAAGCGCGTCAGGGAGGTCATCGTGTACCCCTTGGGCGGGGAACATGATCAGCTGGTCTACGAACGCAGTCCAATCCTCTTCTCTGTTGAGGATGATTCTGCCATGCTCGAAACGGCCCTGCAACGACCAAATGATTCTATCAGCCTTCTTCCGGTTGCCGTGGGTTAAATCAACGATGTGAGCATAGACATTGTTCTTTCGCATCAAGTCCGAGAGGTACGGCAAAACGGCATTCTTCAACGCCCCCCTCTCAATCCCCACCGACAGCGGACGGTAATCCCGCATCTTCATCAGAATCTTTGCCGAACACTCCCTAATATCCCACCGCCCATGTTCAATCTCTTTGACAAACCACTTCCCGTCCTCCGTCACCTTGACCACAGCAATAGCCGATTCGTCCAGACGCTTCTTGGAGTTGGCGGCCTGTTTAGCAACCTCTTCAAATCCAGCCAAGTCCACAGCCAGGTAATAAGACCCGTACTGAGGCTCCTCCCCATACTTGATCCATTCCTCTTTGAAGATGTCAGAACCCGCATTGGAGAACGAGGCCATGTATTCTTGCTTAAACGAGAAGCTGCTCAGAGTCTTCTTGGCTGACTCAATCTCAGATGGGTCAATCAAGGGATTGTCCGCAGTGGTGAAGTGCCAACTCTTCCAGTCCGAGTCCTTCTCTTCTTGACCAAGGTTCCACAGGTCAAAGAACCAGTTGCGACCCTTGGGAGTCCCAATGAACATGGCTCGACCCTTGCGGTCTGACAGAGAGGCCCGAATAACCTGTTCCCAAGCCTCGGGCTTGATGTCAGCCACCTCGTCCAGCACCGCATACGTCAAGGACACTCCACGCAGGGTATCTGGCCTGTCAGCCCCACGGACGTAAATCCGCGCCCCGTTGATCATGGTGATGTCTAGGTTGTTCACATGGCTTGACTGGATGACCTCGCGGCCCAAGTCCAACAGCAAATCCCAAATGATCTGCCGCGACTGCCCCATCGTAGGGGAGACGTACAGCACCGCAGACCCTGCTGGACACCTCAGCGCCTCAATGATCAAGGTGGTAGCCGCCAGACGAGACTTCCCACACCGCCGACCAGCAGCAATCACCTTAAACCGATGGGAATCGGTATAAACAGTCTGTTGCCACGGCAGAAGAGAGAAATTAAGGTCAGACATCAGTTATATCCTCTTGGTCAATGATAGTCGGCTCAACACCCAACCCCGTGATGGAAATGGTCACAGCGCTACGCATATGCTTCTCACGCTCAAACAGGCTCATAGGCAGTAGCCTGTCTATGCACAGCTTAATCATCGCCCCTTGGTGCGGATGCTCATCATTCATCGCAATATCAATGGCCTTGCCAACAATCTGAGGGCCAAACCCATCAAGAAGCATACTTCTTAGTTCTTTGACCTTTTGATGCTCAGTCTTTTGTATTATTTCAGGAACGCTACCCTCTGCCAGCCTTGCAAGGTCAGTCTTAAACGTGCCCTTGGGACGGCCCCTAGCCTTCTTGGTCTGCGTCCACAGCTTCTGGGATGCCACATCCCCTGCCACAGCATTGTTGTAGATAGCCTTGGCAACCTGCCCATTGGCCTTGGCCTGGCCCACCTCAATCTCAGTCGCATAGTGCGTGTGTAGGACATCCTCATCTACCCCTATAAGGGCAGCAATCTCCCTAAAGGGCAGCCCCAACCCACTGGTGGACTCAACCAGCTTGCGATGCTCCAGCGTTGGCTCATACATACCAATCCCCCTTCACCATAAATATCCCTTTTGCCGCATTAGCCGAATCGTAACCGAAATATGCCATTCCACCTTTTTTTGAGGGTCGGAGGCTACAACAACTATCACCGCCTCCCGCCGACCCACCCCCCCCTATCCAAAAGCCAATCCCTAGGCGTTAACCCTTGGTTTATGCCTGTCCATGTTCTACGGTGTCCATTATGTTAACTAAACCCATGCTTATGCACAGGACGTCCACTGGACTTCTGTCGCTTTAAAGTGAATCACAAAAGAATGTGCACAACTCTTCGTTTGGCCTGTGGACAACTGGGATTCGATTGGGGGATTTTGGATTCTGGGAAAGAAAAAGAGAGAAAGGCTTGGATGGTGCTTCTCAGGGGTACTTGCCTGTCTTCTGTCCTTATAACCAAAACCCACATTCTTTACGATCTCTTATTCTTCCAGCCCTTCTGTCTTGTGTCTCCACCTGTGAATACTGGGAGGATGATGACTACCCTGTCTAATGGCATACCTGGTCTTAGGCCTTGGTTGTAGAAGTGTCTGTATACGTCTAAGACTTCATGGAAGCCTTTGCTTATATCTCCCTCTCCTGCGGCTGTGAGGATGTGTTGTTCTGGGGTTCCTATCTTTCTGAGGAACTGTGTGGTGTGGGGGCTTGGTCTTCTTCCTAGGGTCATTTCATTCCTCTTGGGCTGTGAAGGCCTCTCCTGTATCTGCGTGTATAGCCGTCTTGCCTGTGAAGTCTTGCCAGCGCTTTACGATCACATCGCAATACTTGGGGTCTAACTCCATGATTCTGGCTATGCGTCCGTTCTTCTCTGCGGCTATCAGGGTGGTTCCTGAGCCTCCAAAGCTGTCGAGGACTTGGTCTCCGCCCTTTGTGTTGTTCAGTAGCTGGTACTCAAACAAGGCAACAGGCTTCATGGTTGGGTGCTCTCCATTACGGGTTGGCTTATCGAACTCTAGGATGGTGGTCTGCTTGCGGTCTGCTGCCCAAAGGTGCCCTGCGCCTTCCTTCCACCCATAAAGGCAGGGTTCGTGCTTCCAGTGGTAGTCCTGTCGGCCCATAACAAGCGATGACTTCTTCCAAATCAAACATTGGCGAACCTTCCAACCAGCGTCATTGGCAGCGCCTCGGAAATTGTAGCCCTCTGAGTCCGCATGCCAGATGTAGAAAACAGCGCCAGGCTTCATGACCGTATCGGCTGCGGTGTAAGAATCGCGTAAGAATTGACGGAATTGGTCGTCTCCCATTGAATCGTTTTGAATCGTCAACTTCTCTTTGGTGCCGCCCTCATAGGCCACGTTATATGGCGGGTCTGTCAGCCACATATCCACCAATTGACCGTCCGTCAGCTTGGCAAGATCATCCATACTGGTGCTGTCCCCACACAAAAGGCGGTGCTTACCCATCACCCAGATGTCTCCAAGCCTTGTGCGCGGCGTTTCGGGCAACGGTGGGGCATCGTCTGGGTCGGTCAATCCCTCAGTCACCTCAATAGGTGTCAAGGCATCTATCTCCTCTGGCGTAAAACCCGTCAAGTCAAGGTCAAAGCCAAGTTCTGCCAACTCGCCCATCTCTAAGGCCAGCATCTCGTTGTCCCACCCTGCGTTCATGGCTAACTTGTTGTCAGCAATGACGTAAGCCCGTTTCTTGGCATCCGACCAGTCCCTTGCCACCATCACGGGTACTTGGGTCATCTTCAGCCGCTGTGCCGCCAATGTCCGTCCGTGCCCTGCAATGATGCCGCCGTTCTCGTCCACCAAAACAGGCGTTGTCCAGCCCCATTCCTTGATGCTGGCAGCAATCTGGCTGACCTGCTCCTCGCTGTGCGTTCTGCTGTTCCTGGCATATGGAACCAATTTCTTGATGTCCCACTGCTCAATCGTGTCTGCTGGATTCATGGTTTCCCCAAAAAAAAGGGGCCGAAGCCCCAAGGCTGGCAACTGCGAAATGTCAGCGCCTTCATTCTATTTCAGGAACAGGAACCTCTGAAGGCCACTGCCCACTGTCTGTCAATGCTTGTACGGTCTTGTAATGGGCTACCTTCCATGCCAGTTGCCTCTCAGCCTTTGACCATCTGATGCCTTGATCAATGTCGTAATGGCAAGTCATGCAAAGTGCCGCTGTAAGATTGTCGTCAGCTTTAATCCCTCTGCCTTTGCCGCCGCCCCAGTTTGAGTGTGCTGCCTGTACGCAGACACCTGATCCACAGATTTGGCAGTCCAGACTTGCGACTAGGCGCAATAGCTTCTTGCTGCGGATGTAGTTGTGTTTGGGGATCATCATTTGGGAAGGTCGTAAAAAGTGACGCCAAGCTCGGTTGCGGCCCATGCCTCGACCTGCGTGCAAAACTCGCTGAACTCTGTGGTTGTAAGGTTTGTGGAACTTTTACCCACGATTGACCCGTCTGGTAACTCAGTTACACCTAAGAACTTGCGCTTGGCTAACTCATGCCATGCCTCGGGTTCATACTGCTGGCCTCCGACCCTGGCTTGTTCAGCAATCTGAGACAAAACGCCTCGACCCCAATATCGGCGATTCTGGGGGCTTGTTCGCTTTTTGGTACTCAGTGTAAGGATCCACTTAGTTTCGCCGTTTAATCGGCCTTTTAAGAACGGATAGAGGCCATCTTGAATGTCTCGCCATGCCTGTATGCGGTCAACCAGTTCAATCTCAAACTTTTCGGTCATTCCAAACACTCCTTAACCATTACCTCAACCCCAGATTCTGAGGCGTAAACCTTGGTTATGTGATGGTTGATGATCTGGGAATCATCTACGTAAACAACCCCGTTCAACCCGTCTTCTACTGCCTTCAGGATGTTGGATGAATCAGGCTTTTTGGTGGGCTTCTCTTGGCCCGACAAACAAGCCTCGCGGCGTTTCTTAGAGTACGACTTGGGGATTCCAGTGCGGATGTAGAGAAACATGGTCACTGGGGTTTCCAAGGGTTCTTGTGATCCCATCGCCAGTCTTCCAGCCTCTCGGATTCTGGTTTCGTAGTCCACTGTCTTGGCAGGGGTGTAGGTGCGGACAAAGTTGCCAACACGCCTGTGCCGTGCCCTTTGCTTCCCAACAGGGTCACCATCAACGTGAAAAGTCACCATAAAGGTCATAAATATCTTTCGTTATCTTGGTTTAGATAATTGACTGCGCTGGCGATACATCTCGGCAATCAAGGTATCTAGACCATCCTGACCGCGAATCCTGGCTATGTTGGCTTTCGTGACTTCCCACCAGTGTTGGGCCATCGATGCACCCACTTCGTTGGTTTTGTCCCGATAGCGTCGTATCCACTCTCGCGCTTCGCATTCCCGCATAAAGGTCACCTGTGGCGAACAAAGCGGCGCTGATTTGCTCAAGGGGATAAGTTTCTCCATCTTTCAGCCGATCAAGTAGTTGGTTTGCCTCTGTGCGGTTCATCGAACCACCTGCCGCCAAGCATCGCGCTGGATTTTGCTTAAGACTTCGCCAGCCTCCTCTCGGGCCTTCAGCTTATAGGCCCAATGCCTTGGCTCGACAATCACGCCCACCTTCATGTCTTTGATGACCTCCAGCTTCTCAGCCTTGGTTAAGGTTGCCCCTGTGCGCGGAGGCTCCCAAGCCTGGCGCTTGGCAAAAGTCGGCAAGGATCCAGCCAAACCCCTGCTGTGCAAGCCAGTCGTCACGCTAGGCCAATCCCTCGGGGCTGAAGCTGCGTGATAAGTGCAGAGTCGTGAACCAAAGTTAACCGTCCACTCCATTGGGCAACCATTTGCGCTGCACAAAAGGTCTGTGTTGTCCTGTGGTTCAGGTTCTTTTTTCCAATTGTTAAACGCCATGATATTTGCCCTCAATGATTTTTGCGAAGTTGGTTGGTTTGATGATCCACTCTAGGTCAGCAGCAAATGCTCGACCATCCTTGTGCTGGATGCGGCCTGTTAAAAACTTTGACTTGCCCACGTGCTGGAAGAAGTCTGACCACCAGTTCAAAACGTCCTTGGTGTCAATCTGCTTCTCTTGTGCAAGTTCAGCAGCCACCTCTCGCCAACGCTGGCGCAAATAACCCTGTCTAGCAGCGTTCCAGACCTCCACCCTCCGCAGGGTAGGCAAGTGCTGGTGATAACGCTCGACAACGGCCTTGTGGTCACAAACTGGCAAACCATCTTTGACCTCGGGTTCGCCGTCAGGCGGACATATATTGGTATTCTTTTGGTTATTGGTTATTGGTTCTTGGTTAGCATAAGAAACAGGTACATCCGCATTGCGCTCGGTATGCGTTCGCATTGCGCCGGCATTACTCCATCGTGCGGTTGCACTGTTTTTGGCTTTTTCACTCTTGCTGTGATAGTCCGCAATCTCTTGGTCGCAACGCTTATGTCGCCAGCCATCATCTGAGAAAACAAAGAAGTGCTTAAGGATCAAGCGAACAGTTCTTTCATCCGAACGCATACCGAACGCTATGCTGTCGCAGTCGTCTGGCAGTGGTTTTTCGTCCAAATAATATTTCCAGAGCATCCTAAGATAGGTGCCCATTTGCTCGTTGCTTAAATGACCTGTGTCTTTTAAAAAATCACCTATGTGATGTCGGTAGTAGTGCATCTTTTTTCCCAAAAAAAAAGACTTAGGCGAGACACTCACCCTTTAGGATGTTGGCGGACTGGTCAGCACCAGCAGTGTCCCGTCTAAGTCTTGCTGAAAGATCCCCGCCAAGGGATAGAAAAATTATACCCTGAACCACTCCGGTTTAACAACCATGAGTTGATACAGCCGACCAGGTGGAAGCGTCTTCCATTGCCAAACCGCTCCCCGACTCACACCCAGCAGTCTTGCCAGTGCAGCCTGTGAGCCAGCCCGTTTGATTGCTTCTTCTTTGGTCATCCGTCCATTCTACTACACAAACCAACAGTGTTGCATATTAGGGAATCTACCTAGATTTTTTGTGCAAAAACTCTTGACGACTGTGCAGAGGGCTATACAATAGCGTCATGCCCCAGCAATTCCGCAAGGGGTCTTTTTAGGAGCCACCATGAACAAACTTCAAGAATTTGAAGCACTCGCCGCAGCATACAGCGATGACCCACGCACCCGACTGGCCTTCCACGTTGGATTGCTTCAGGGCCACATCCGCAAGCAAGACCACCTGATCGCGATCCTTGAACAAGAGATCCGACAACTCACCCTCGAAATCAACCAGGAACAAGCATGAAAAACATTGCCACGGCACTGGTCAAAGCACAGAAAGACTTTGGCCCTGCTCTCAAAACCTCAACCAATCCACACTTTCGCTCACGATATGCAGACCTTTCGGCCTGTGTTGAGGCGGTCATTGAAGGGCTGAACGGGGCTGGCATCGCCCTCATTCAGCGCACCAGTGAAGACCACGTTGGGGTCACTGTGGAGACGGTCTTTGTTCACGAAAGCGGAGAGATGCTGGAGTGCGGCAAGTTGCACGTACCTGCCAGCAAGCAAGACCCTCAAGGTTATGGTTCTGCCCTTACATACGCCAGACGCTACTCCCTGATGGCGGCCTGTGCGATAGCGCCAGAAGATGATGATGGAAACGCCGCCAGCAGAAAGCCATCAGCACCAGCACCCGACATCACTGACCATTTGTCGGCGATTGAGGCAAGTGCCACCAGCGATGAACTGGCGACAATTTATAAGGCAGCTTTAGAGGCTTGCCAAGGCAACCAGGCTTTACAGGCCAAGGTTATTGCAGCGAAAAAAGCGCGTGTTGAACGTGCCAAACAGGAGAAAGCATGAGCGAAGAACAAGGAACCGAAGCATGGTTTGCGGATCGTCTGGGCAAAGTGACCGCCAGCCGCCTCGCAGACGTACTTGCCAAGACCAAAACGGGTTATAGCGCCAGCCGCAACAATTACATGACGCAGCTTGTGCTGGAGACAATCACCCAGTCCCGAGCCGAGTCTTACACCAATCTTGCAATGGCTTGGGGCACAGAACAAGAGCCGTTTGCCCGAGCCGCATATGAGGCCAAGACGGGCCAAATGGTCGAGGAAGTGGGGTTTCTACCTCACCCCACGATTGCGCTTGCTGGAGCCTCTCCTGATGGCTTGGTAGGGGATTCTGGGATGGTCGAAATCAAGTGCCCATCAACCTCAACGGCATTGGAGTGCTGGTTAACCCAATCCCAAGGCGGCAACCCTGTGGACGGCAAGTATTTTGCCCAAATGCAATGGCAGATGCGCTGTGCTGATCGGTCATGGTGCGATTACGTTGTATTCGATCCTCGCATGCCAGCTAAAGCACAGTTGTTTGTTACCCGTGTCGAGCGAGATGAAGAGTGGCTAAAGAACGCAGAAGAGGAAGTCACAAAATTCCTCGTTGAGATGCAAGCCAAAGTTGAAACCCTGAAAACCATCATTGGAGAATGAAATGTCGAAAGTAATCAAAGAGATCAGTTGCGTTGTTGGCGAATACACCAACAAGGACGGTCAAACAAAGAAACGCTACCAGCGCATCGGATCAATCATTGAGACAAAGATTGGCCCAATGATCAAGATGGACAGCATTCCTCTTCGTGAAGGTGGTTGGGATGGTTGGGCATACATCAACGACCCCAAGCCCCAAGAGGGTCAGCCTCGGCGCCAAGCCTCTGGGTTTGACGATCCAGCAGACGACGTACCGTTTTAAGGAGTAACCATGCACGACTTGTTCAATCGAATTTTCGGAACTGAGCCAAAGAAATTGGTTCGCACTGACGATCCCGACACAAGTCGTGCGTCAGCAAACGCGGTGGACACGAATAAGCTGGAGGGCATGGTTTACGAAACCATCAAGAAGTTTGGCGACCAAGGATGCATCAGTGACCAGGTGTTGGCCCTGCATCCTGCTTATCCTTACTCTTCTATCACCGCCAGGTACAAGGCACTGCTGGACAAGGGTTTCATTGTGGACACGGGTGAGCGCAGAAAAGGCCAGTCAGGTCGCGGTCAGCGTGTTTTAAAAGCCTTGGAGATATAAATTGAACTACACATGGCGAAGTCTTAACAGCGCGTTAGCCAGTATGTCCGAGCAGCAGGTCAAAGAACTGTTGGACGAAGAAATCAAAGGCGCGCGCCGCATAAAGATGTTGGAGCGTCTGCATCAGCGTTACAACACTTTGCGTGTAGCCCGTGAGCGTAAAACCTTATTTGAAAGCGCAACATGAAAAACGATCCAATTACTTACCGCCATCCACGCACCCTTGAGGAGGCGTTTGGCCCATATGAACGATGGGGCGAAGTGGTCGAGAAAGATACCCAGCAAGAGATGGACTGGCAAGACAAAGCAGTCTTGTGGATGGCCCCTGTTGTGGTGATCTTCTTGATTGTCTTGTTTGCTTTTGAATCATGAAGTACCTCGCCGCAATCTGGTTGGCGCTGACCATTGGCATTGGCTACGAACTGACAGGCATGGCTTTTGTCAAAGGTTTTGAACAAGGTTATGCGGAGGGGCTGGAGAGAGCGCTCACATCCCCGCAAGCCTTGGAGACTTGCACCAAGTGGTGGTTTAACGGCAGTGAGCCACGGGCCAAGCAAGCAATGGATCAATACTGCGACAGGAGATGAAATGACACTACGACAAGAAGTCGAGGCTGAACTGGGCATCAGCCCCGGCAAGGTGGGCAAGCGAACACCCGCGTTTTGGATTCACCAAGCCCCCTCTGCTTGGCGCAAGACGATGAAATACTGGGCGGCACTGGCCCTCGGCATCGTCCTTGGCGCGGTGGGCGCTGGTGTGCTGGCTGTTGTTGTGGGGGTGGTGAGATGAAAGCCATCTACACATCCGACAACACGGCGCAGATCGTTGAGCGCCAAGGTGACATTGCCGAAGTGACCACGGGACCGGGCTACGCATGGCCCGGAGAGACGACTTGTCGGGTCATGAACACCGGCAACGGGTACATCGCCTACTTCCCCGCACCGAACTGCACCATGCAGGACTACTACGTCTGCCTCGACTACGCCCAAGCGCGTGACTTGGTGCTGGGCCTGTCCATGTTCAAGAAAGAGTTGGGGTTTGAAGAATGATCAAACAAATCATCACATGGTTGCGCCGTGATGACGAGCGGCTGGAGATACTGCGCAGAGAGATTCAACAGAAGGAGAAGAACATGGAATGGGACGACCTGCAGAAGATTTGTTTGTATGTGATCTACATCACCATCATCATGGGGTTTGGCTTGCTGATTGGTATATGGGCAGCATGATGGACTCAAAAACCAAACGCATCACCCTGCCTGTGTCCAAGGACATAGACTTGATCCGCAACCGACTGCAAGCAGACATCGGGGTCAAGATGACTTACACACAGGTTTTTAACTTCCTTGTCCACTTCTACGTGGAACGGGCAAACGAACCCAAGACCAAGTGGAAGTCGCTGTCGTGAGAAAAAAATCTAAGTACAAGCCTCGCCAGGTATTGCAGAACCCACTTGGCTTTGTGTTGGAGAACATCACCCCGATTACCCAACACGAAGATTACTTGCTCAACTTGCAACTCAAAAACAGTTCGGCAATGGAACGCCTCTTAAAAGGCAAGGCCACCAAGAAAGACATGAACACCCTGATTGCCATGTCTAACATCACCGAGGCTTTGCAAATAATGGGGTTTGGCACAGAGTACAAAGAGGTAGGAGTGGATGGACGCGAGGCGCTTATCGGCATCATCATGAGAGCCGTTAAGATTCTGCGATTCACCCCAACAGGCAAAGAGATCCAATCTCTCAATATGCTGATGGAACTGCACGATGCCCAGATGGATGTAATCACCGTCAAGTCAATGGACGAGGCCATCAACCTAGCCAAGAAGCAAATCATCCTGAGACGAGCAACTGTCTTGCCTGACGTTGAACTAACCTAAAGACTATTTTGATTCCAGAAACCATCGACCAAAAGCGCAGTAAGCAAAACCCTTGGGGGCTTACGCCTCACCAGTGCATGACCATCCGATTGGTCTGCCAGCACGGTGGAACCAAACGGGCAAGCCATGCAGAAGACTTGCCGCTTAGAACCCTAGAACATCACCTGCTGATGAGCCGAAAGACCATGCAGATGTACGGCAGTGACATTCGGCTTTTTTTAGAGTTCGACAGGTGGGTCAGGCAACCAGCCCAGGCAAGTAAACGGTCTTCCCGCCCTGCTTTGTCGCAGTCATCACCTGTTTCTTGAGGTTGCCGGGGTCATACGAAACATGAACCCAGCCGCTATCAGGGATGCCAGGAGTGTAGAACTCTAAGATCAACTGGGTAAACTCAAGATTGTCCTTAACCCACTCAGCCAGTTCAGCATTGGCAACACCGGGAATCTCAAGATCAGCAGCCATGCCCTTGCAGTGATCCGAGGTGCGTGAACCACCGACCTTGGCGTTCACGTCAGGATGGCGAAAGCCTGAGTTGATATGGACGCCCTTTTGGAAGTGGTCGCGGATGGGTTGGAGAATCTTACCAGCCAACTCGGTCAAATTACCAATCTCAGCAGGGCCAGGATTGTTTTCCATGTCATTGCGGACAGCGGTTTCAGACTTGGTGAGTTCGTGCAGGGAAAAGTTCTTGGTCAATTGGGTCATGGTCAAACTCCATCAGGGGTGTTGGTTTCAGGCTTCTTTGGTTTACCGCTGTCAGTATTCAAAGCCAACAGTGTGCCCAAGCTGCCAGTGATGAACGTGGCAATGGGAAACAGCAACTCAAAGAAACGGGCATCGTTGGGGGCCATTTGACCCATCGGCTGGGTCACGAACACCAGCGAGTACAGCACCGTGCCCACGATACCCATCAGGGTCATGGTCATGCCAATCCCGATACAAAACTTCAGCTTCTCATCCAGAGTCGATTCTTTCATTTTGGTTGCCCTAAAAGGTCTTTAGTACAAGTCCCATCTGCCTCACAAGCAGGGGGTTCACATTTCGGCTGTCCGAAATTCTTGGGGTCTTGGCATGGGTAGCGGAATTGATCATCGCATCCAGTCACCAAAAGCAGAAAAAAGATGGTGGCGATTGTTTTCATACGTCCCTTGCAAACCAAAATGCAGCGCCAATGATGAGGCCCAAACCACCCAGCAAAGCAATGATCAGGATGATCGTGGCAATGTCTTTGATGCGGTCAATGATTCTTTGCTTGCGCAAGAACTTCTGGCGCTTGTCCTCTTCCCGCTTTTTCTTGACCTTGACTTGGAACGCCAACCAGTCGTCCCACATGCCGCCGCGACCCGAGTAGATCATCATTTGCTTGAGTTCTTCCTCCTGCTGCTTGAGCTTTTCAAGCGCCATGAACTCTTCAAGATCGCCACGGCTTGAGCCACCTTTTTCATTGGCTTTTTTCTGGAGTTCGGCCTTGCTGTCAAAGTACTTAAACAGCGCATCCCCAGCCGACATGATGTCGCCTGTGTTCTGCACACATTCCCGAATAACCGAGAAGGCGGCATTAGCGGCTGCGAGTTCAAGTAGCATTATCTGCCTTTTGGATCAATGGTCGGCTCAACTACCAAATCAAGTCTGGGTGCTGCGCCAGCTTCTTTAGCAGCAGCAGGTATCAAAAACACTTGCGTGAAAGCCGCCCGTGTGGGTTCACTCATTAGCTTCATCATGGCAGATGTCGTTTCTGCAATTCTGCCTTTTGGAATTGCAAAACTCATAAACTGCGCCATCGCTGCTGGGTCCAACATCATCTCTGCCATTTGCTTGTCAAAGGCTTCGGCGTTACCTCTCTGCAAAAATTTAAACGCAGCTTTACCCAAGGTTAGAGTCCTGTTTAACAAGTCAGGCTGCCCCTGAGTTACATCTGGCAAGCCTATTTCGACATTACGCACCATACGCGCCAACTCGTCAGCCTTCGAGGTTCTACTAAGGTCGGCAAGTACGTTGTTTACTGTGCCCACCTCTTTGGCGGTCAACACATCGGACAGCTTAGCAAAACGAGGTATGCCTGTTGATGTTTTGATAGTACCAGCCGCGTTTTCAACCGCCGTAGCAAACGCCCCAGCACGCTCTTTATCTAATGGTGTATTCAGCTTTTTAGACAAGAACTCGCCAACTTCCATGCGGTTAAGACGGGTGCTGTAATCTGTGTACGAGTTTAAATACTTTGACCAAAGACCATCAGAGGATTTATCAAGCGATGCATCAATCAACTTTTTGGCGTTGGTTAGCGCGTTAGCCGCTTGTTGAGGTATGCCGCCTGATGCATATTGCTCACCCAATCCAAGCAATTTTGCGATGTCTTGGTTTGAAATTTTACGCACGTTCTCATACAAGTCACGACTGCCGATAATCCCGTTTTCGTCCGCTTTAGACAACACTCGGTCACGCACCGCTTGCAACACAGCCTTGCTTTGGTCTGACACAGTTCCTTTAATTGCCTTATCAAGCTGACTTGTAATGTCTGAAGCCAGAAGAGGGTAAACGCCGTTCTTTTCTAAGCTCTCAACCTGGGCTTTCTTAAAGGCGCTGGCTGTTTCTTTTGATGAGGCCAGCATCTCATTAGCCCTTAACTTGAAGGCAGAAGATGTTTGCTGCAAAGGAGGCAGCGTGCTTTTAACTTGTTCGATCAAATTGGAAACAGTTTGATTTGCCTGTCTGTCAATATTCCCAAGCGTCACGCCGACAATATCACCTCTGTCTAGCGCAGTCTCGCGCAAAGGACCAGTGACTTCGGTACGTTCGGCACTCAAAGCTGTTCGCTGTGCTTCAGTACCCGCAATTTCGTCAATAGCACGCACCCGAGCAGCTTGGTTTTCTACTGTGCGTTCAGCAAACTTTCCAGCTATACCAGACTGCGAGGCTAATTTGCGTTGTGCTGCGGCTAGCTCAACTGCTGAAGGTATGTCGGCTATAGCGTCTGCTGCGGTAGGGCGAGATCCAGTGACTAACTCTTTGGCATCACGCAGTGCCTCAATTACCCGACCTCGGTCTGGACCAACCAACGTATTAAGCTGGTCACGCATCACCTCTTCCCTACCTTTTGCAGTAAGCCCCTTAAACAGGCCAGCAAAAGCGCCAAGCGCGTTTACACCGCCCTCAAGCACAGGGCCAAGCACTGCGCCAAGCGTTACTTGTTCTAGTTTCTTTTCAGTAAACTGCTCTACTGGCGCATCTACGGGGGCTGTTGCCGCCAACAATGCTCCTGTACCCGCAGAACGTGTGGCCGCAGCAGCAATTCCTGGCGCTTGAAGAGCTTGTGCAGTGCCAACCAACCTGTTAACCGGGCTAATGACGTTGCCGACCAGTTGGAAAGGGTCGAAGCCTTGACTGCCTACCCGAGCGCGACCTTGTTGTGTTGCTGATTCAACATCACGCACAAGTTGTGTTGCACCTTGTTTTACATCTTGTCCAAACAAACCAGAACTAGCAAGTAGTTGGTTCACTCCCAATAAAGGGTCTACCACCGCACCTTTGATTGTTCGGGCAATAGGACTACCCGCGCCAAACATGCGCTCCATCGTGCTGACCTGTGGGGCAGGTGCGGTTGTGGGGGGCACCGTAATCGGCGCAAGTGCTGATGCTCCTTCCTCAAGCTCAAAACCTGGGGGAAGGGTAGAACCTTGCTCTAAAACAAATCCTGCTGGGAGTGCCATATTGTTACCTCACTGGGTTCCAAGTTTTGCCGCCATCGGTACTCATAATCCGTGCCCCAGTTTTAGGGTTTTTGGCATACATAGGCTGCGTTGCTGTAGGGTTAGGCGCACCCATCATGCTTTTGCCAAGATAGGTTTTTGAAAGGTTGTCAATGATCGCTAAGTTGGCTTCCGCCGTCATGCCTTCGCTACCCAAAGACTTCAGATAGGTTTGCAATTCGACGTTAGAGTTCAACTGTTGCGCGCTCATGCCCGTAGCTTCTTTAATTGCGTTAAGCAACTGCAAGCGCACACTTCTGAGTTGGTCGCGTTTTGATTGTGCTTCCGTGCCAAAAGCGCCACCTAAGATTTGACCTACAGTGCTTGTTTGCGTTGAGGTAATCAAGTTTGACAAAGCCCCCGCAGAGGTGCTTGACATACCACCGCTGTCTTTTAAATCTTCTACAAGTGTTTTTGCGGTAGAAAGAATGTCGCTCAAAGTTTCTTTGCCAGTAGCAACTTGTTCTGCCTTTTCTTGTGCCTTTAGTACGGCAGGGCTTGGGCCTTTAAGAGCCGCAACCAACTTCGCTATTTCAATTTTATTGTCGGCTTGTATCTGTGCAATTTGCAGCCTATTTGCACCCGCTTCGCGAGCTGCGTCAACACGCGCAGCAGCCGTAATTTCTGCGGCCTCAATGCGAGCCTCGTTTGCCAATCTTTGAGCCTCGGCGCGAGCTTCGCGTTCTTCGGCCCGTGTTGCAGCGGTTGTCAACGCAGTTAACACCTTGTCTGGGTCGCCGTACTTCACAACAACAGCTCGGATGTCGTCTTCAGTAGAGCCTGGAGGAAGTTTAGACAACTCATCACGCAGTTTGGTTTCTTGATCAATGCTTAATTGCGTTTTACTTGCTTGTGCCTCGGATGCCTTTGCCGCTGCCCCACGCTGTTCAATTAACGCGCCACTTTCCTGTTGTTGACGGAGTATCTGCGCTAACTGCTGAACAGCCACAGGATCATCTGACAACATAGCCATACCTTTCCTGATGGAGTCTTCGTTTGTGTAGTCAATCTGACCCGCAACTTGTTGCCGTTTAGTCACTCGCTGCAACTCAGGGTCTTGACCGCCCAAAGCACCGCCCAAAGCACCAGCAAGCATATTTGCACCACGACCAATGGCAAAATTGGCCCGTTGGAAAGGGTCGAGCTTGGCAAACTCCAAAGCCTGTGCATCAGCCGCTGCTGCGCGTTCACGTTCTAAGCGTTCGGGAGATACGCCAAATAAGGTGTCTACGATTGTTGCCATGTCTTACTCCTTAGATGCCATACTGCTTGAGTACATCGCTACCCGCTTGACCATAGCCACCAACATCAACAAAAGGCCCAGTATTACTGGATCTCAAGTATTGTTTTAGTGCGTCTTGCAAGAGAGGGTTGTTACTTGCGCTGGTCAAGGCTGTGGCAAACGGGTTGTAAGCATTGGCGGCGAATTGACTCCGTGCTGCGTTTGTGCCTCCAGACAGCAAAGCGCTTGATCCTTGAGCGTTTGCAATACGACCACCCAATGCCGAGCCAATATCAAGTGACTGTTGGCCCAAGCCCTCTATGTTTTGCATCTGCTGGAGATACGCCTCAAACGGGCCAATAGCCGTTACCTGCCCCTGCAAGCCCTGCGTCAACAAGTTACCACCCGTTGCAAACAAACCAGCACCAAAACGCAATCTGTCTTGATCCATACCAATTTGACGACCCAGCAAGTCAGCGCCAAACCCAATTTGACCTTGGTCTAATGCTTGACCTTGAGCCAGCAACCCAGAACCAAATTTGGCCTGTTCCATACCGCCTTGAGTGGCTTGTGCCGCCAACAATGCATCTTGTTGAGCCAGGGCGTTGTAGTAAGCCTCTGCCTCGGGAGACGCTGCACTTAAACCCATTGCACCGCTTGGACGCATACCAGTTGCACCCACTGCCAAGCCACCACGACCTGTGTTAAACAACCCTTGTTGTAACTGCGCCATCTGACGTTCGCGGCTAGGGGCTAACAATTCTTGTTGTTGTGCCATAAACCGCTGCGCGGCTTGTTGCGGTGACTCCGCCACATACTGCTGGCCCAGAGAAGTTAACGCCTCACCACCAATGGTAGGGCCAAGGAACTGGCTTGCAAGCGCACCAATACGTTGATCAGAAGGTCGCTCAAGGTACTGCTGGCCTACTTCAAATAAGCCCTGCCCCGCTTGACTCAGTGGCCCATACTGCTGTTGTGCTATTGATGCCTGTTCAAGACCACCACCAGCCAAGCCCATCAATCGGTCTTGATAAGCCCGTAGCGTTGGGTCTAGTGTGTAACCAGCGCCTATAACACGCCCGTCTGGGCCTGTTTGGAACTGCGACTGTCCGAATCGGGTCGTAATACCGACTGGTCGAAACCGTGCCTCTTCCGCTGCGATCCGTGCGGCCTCAAGTTCAGCGGCAGCCTGTGTATTTGCCGCTTTTCTAGCAGAGCGGCCTTGCAATGCACCACCCAAAAGGGCAGTCCCTCCAGTAATTAAAGCTGCGGTAACGATAGGCATATCAAACTCCAATCAAAACGTCATCCACTTTAGACGGGTCTTTCTCGTCAGTGGCGTGAATACAGAACCAAACGCAGTCTGTGATGGCTTTTACCCCATGCACCAGACCAGCCTTAATCTCAATGACAGCAGGGGCATCAACGATGTCAATCTCTGTGCCCTTCAAAACCGCCACTTTCCCAGATGCAAGAATCGACAAATGACTGAAGTCATGAGTGTGCTTCAAAATGGCAGTGCCAGCAGGGATAACCGCTTGCTTGGCATACAGTCCATCGCTAAAGTGGTGAGTGATCATGCTGTTCTCTTGTTTAAGCAATACGGTAGCGAACTACGACGATACCGGAGCCACCGCCAGCAGCGTTTTGTGGCCCGTTGGAGGTTCCACCACCGCCACCACCACCTGTGTTTGCCGTACCAGCAGTTGCAGTCCCGCCAGTTCCAAATGCGCCACGACCACCACCGCCAGAGCCACCGGAGGAGTGAGCGTCAATAACTGAACCACCGCCACCACCACCGCCATAAGACTGAGATGATCCGGTTTGAATAGAATTGGAAATACCAGCGCCGCCAGTTCCAGAACCACTGGTGGATGAAGCTGTCGTACCCGCAGCCCCTGCACCACCACCACCGCCACCTTGACGGAATGCATTTCCTTCAGACTTGACGCCGTTGCCGCCAGCATTGCCTTGGCCTGATGTGCCAGCACCACCGGGGACGTTTGATTCCGTAGCGCCTGGAGCGTTTGATGTGCCACCACCACCGCCAGAACCACCAGCGCTACCAGCAGAGAAACCTCCACCGCCACCGCCGCCACCAGTAGCCGTCAAGCTAAAGATGGAAGAGTTGCCACCATTGCTGCCATTACCGCCACCAGCCGCAGCACCGCTGCCGCCGCCGCCAATTGTTGCGGAAAAAGAACCCGTGGATTGCACGGTTGTGCCCGTGAGGACGCCACCAGCGCCGCCGCCACCACCAGAGCCAAAGTCTCCGTTGATGCCAAAGCCACCACCACCGCCGCCAGCAACAATCAAATAGTCGATGCCGTTAAAGCCAGTTGTGCCAGCATTGCTGATGCTGATTGTGCCGCCAGAGGTAAATGTGTGGACTTTGAAGGTCTGCCCACCAGAGGTGTACGTTGTTTCAGAACCACCAGAGGCAATAATGTACCGAGATTTTCCGTACAGGTCGCTCATGGAAATAGCACCAGAAGGTACTCCAGCCAGCGCACGAACGTCCGCATCGTTTAGGCTGATCTGCGCCGTAGACGATTTTTGCAGTTCGACGTTGACCTGCGCCAGCGTGATAGTGCCTGAACTTGGGAGTGCCATTACACAGTACCGTATGCAGTTACGTTACCAGACACAACAGCGTTGCCGCTTGCGTCCACCTTAAAGCGACGAGTCCCGTTATAGGAGGCAACGATGTCTGAACCGGACTGCGTAAACGTCCAGTTGGCCGTAGCCACACTACCAGCCGTGCCAGATGTGTTACCCGTGACGTTACCCGTGACGTTGCCCGTTACGTTACCTGTGACGTTGCCAGTGACGTTGCCAGCAAAAGTTCCAGTCACAGTGCCTGTAAATGTGGGCGAGATTAAATCAGCCTTGGTTGCAACCGCCACCGCAATGTTGTTGAACTCGGTGTTTATCTCCGTGCCCTTAACAATCTTTAGCGGATCACCAGAGGACAATGCGTCCTTGGTGGCGAAGTTGGTGCTTTGTACGTAATTGCTCATGATATCTTCCCATCTTTAGACTGAATCTCAATACGCTGGATCGACAAAGGCGCTCCGCTTATATCTGATTCGTAACCTGTTTGCACAATTTTACCGCTGCCTGATGCTGGGATAGACAGTGTTTGAAGTGCAACACCCTCTGAATATTCCGCTACTGGCACACCATTCGCACCGTACTCGGCAGTTCCATACTCAAACACACCCTGAATAGGAATCTGAGCATTGGCCGCCTGGTAGTTGGCAGCAAAGTCAAAGCCAAATTTCACAATCAAAAACTGATTTGTGCCACCGATCACCACCACCTTGATCCGCTTAAGTAAGCTGGTGACGTTTTGATTGCCCAAATCTGCATGGTTCGTGTAGTACATAAACCGATATGGGCTGGTGTGGTCTTGGTATGTGCCGTACTTGCACACAAACCCATTTTTGCCAAGCAAGACATCGCCATTGCGTCTTGACAGCAAAGAAGTAGGAGCGATTGAGTCCCACCGAGTCACCCTGAATGAGCCGTCTTGCAACTGACCACGGGTGTCAAAACAATACACCTCACTCACAGAGGGCAGTGTCAACAGGTAGAAAGCCTTGGTTTCAGAATAGACCGACTTGATGTTCTTCTTGACCTCGCCGTTAACAATCTGGATCAAGTCATTGCGGATGTTTTTGGACAGATCACCAACAGGTAAAGACTTCTCAATAATGGTTCTGGCAAAGCTGCGGACGCCAGAGTTTGACAAGAACAATACATCCTTGCCTGTCTGCTGGATGGAGTCACGGGCAATACACCCAATACCACCCACGGAGTCGGCCAACAAAAACGTCACGGGTGAAGTTCCCGCAGGGTTGTTTGCACCAGAATACACAAGAATCTGACGCGAACCAAAGATGATCAGGAAGTTGTTGTGTGCGGCAAGACCCGTAATGTTGTCCGCACCGTTGGGCCAAACAGTGTTGATGTTTAGCGAACCAGACGATCCACCCGTCCAGATGTGCCCAGACAGCAAATCCGAGAAAGTGATCGTCACGTTGTCGGTTGTTGTGTCTGCCACCCACAAACGCCCGTAAGCAGAGATAACGATGTCTGCCAATGGCACAGTACCTGCATACCCAGATTTCTCGCTTACGCGCCGAAATGTGGTTGTGCTGACCGCTGGATCAAAGATCAAAGGGTCATGGCCTTCTTGAAAGAAGTACGTGATGCCGTTCAGTGAGGCAACAGACCAATTACTCGCCGTGATGGTTGGGGCAGTACCTCCACCACCATAGGTCAACTCAACCACAGCATTTGAGCCATCCAACTTGAACAGCTTGTTGTTGCCAGCAAAAAGGATTGTCAGAGTCCCGTCAGCCTGAACCAACTCATGTATGACAGTGACATCATTCGCGCCCAAATTACCAGAAGAAGCGTTAACGCGACTGAATCCCTCACGCGCCCCAACACGACCAAACTGGTCAATGATGCAGTTGGTCGCCACCAGAGCAAAGCCACTCGCCAAGTCCAAAGGCGAGTCTTGGGTATTCAGCCCAAAGAACCCTGGCGCTGAAACGCTTGCGGTCTGGATGACTTGGCTCATATGGCTAAAAACTCCTGCTGTTCAGGGTAGCGCGTACCTTCCAAAGCAATGCTGTCAGCCAGCATCCCACGATAGAGTTGGTAAGCCTCAGATGAACTCAAACCCTGGTCTTCACCACGCTCCACCAAAGCCCTTGCATAAGCGTTCTGCACCACTAGGGTGTCCGACACCAAAACAACCGTGCCATCAGCCGTTAAAGGGGCTTGTGGGACGGTTAGAGAGAAGGGAATGGAGTAAACACCATCAGGACGGGGAAACAAAACCACTTTGGTGTCGCCGTTGTTATCCACACCATCAAAAGCATAGTAGTTTGGCTTGCCAGATACTGGTGCAGACAAGTTCTGAAAACGGTTCATCTCTACGAAAGAGATGTTCTCCATCTGAATCAAGTCAGTGACGTTTAAGACATCTTGGACAGAAAACTTCTGTCCCGCGCCTGTCAGTGAGTAAATGTATGTGCCGGGGGTTGTGGTGACCGTGATGGTCTGACCCAACACGTTCCAGTTAAAGGCATCCTCAATCTGGCGTTTGGCATCATTGACGAAACGACCAATCAAAGTGGAATAGGCAGTCTGAGCATTGGTAGACACTTGGGTTTCGCGCAAACGAACCAAGACATCGTTGATCAACTCTAGGAAGGTCATTTTTTGTTCCTTGCTGTGATGGCTTTAGCCTTTGCTCGGGCATCCTCTTTGGATGATGCGCCCCAAGCCTTGAGACTTAACAGCAAGCGAGTGGGCTTACCATCCTTCATCTCTGGCCCAGGCATATTGCCCATCCGTGCGAGAAAGGAGGCCCGTCTAGGGTTGTCGCCACTCTTTACAGGTGGCTTTAGATTGCCACCCGTCTCTGTATTGTACGATGCTCTGCCCTTGGCGTTCAAGCCGCCTTTTGGATTTTGACCAGCTTTTGTTTGCCAAGTGGGGGTTTTCATCGGAATCCTTTAGTTGCTGCCCCGCAGCTTTGCCAGCACGTTTTTCAAGTGTTTTAGCAGCATACTTAACAAGGCTGAGACTTTTAGCCGCACCCAGTGGTAGCCATCACTCACCTGTTCCAATAATTTTTGGGAAACTTTCATTTTTTTGCCTTTTGGGGTGGTGAATGAGTCAGATTTTTGCTGCTGGCGGTGTGTTTTGCACCCGTCATCAAAACACCACCCTCTTTGTGAGTTGGGCCTTTATAGGGTTTACCACTAGGCAGGTAGTGTTTGGCTTCCTTGCTCATCACTTGGCCTTTTTAGGGGGCTTTGCAGTCTTTGCCGCCGCCTTGAAGTCAGCAGCGGAAGGTGCAGCCTTAGAGCCGACCTTGTTCATTTTCTCGCCAGAACCTGCCTTGATACGGGCACGTTTGGCATTGATGTTTGCGTAGAGTCCAGGTTTCATTTCTTTTTCGCCTTCCCTGCTTTGCTCAAAGCAATCGCAATTGCTTGCTTTGGATTCTTGACCACCTTTTTATTGGAGGTCAACTCGCCAGCCTTGTACTCGCGCATGACCTTGCTGATCTTCTTTTCAGCTTTGGTTTTCATTTCTTTTTGGCTTTGCTGGCTTGGCTCTTGGCAGTCCGTGAACCGCGCAGAGGCATGGCCTTGGAAGGCTTACCAACCGCCACCATGATGGTCAGAGGCATAGACTTCTTTTCTTTTTTGTCTTTAGGCATCATCATGATGAATCCTTAAATGGTTGATTTACGTGGACGCCCCATCTTCTTAGGTGGGGGAGGGTTCATGGGTAGAGGCTTAACCTCTGGTTCTGCTGGTTTCTCATCCACCCGCACATAACCTGCATGGCCCCGCATGGTTTCAATGTCATGCTGTTGGGTGAAGGTGATTGTGTTGCCAGACTGGATGCAACGAAATGTAGCCATTGTTCTCTCACTAAAAAGGGGGCCGAAGCCCCCGATTTAAACCATGCGACCAATAACAAGACGCACAGTGGTGGATCCTAAATCCACTGCTGCACCAGTCGTGTTGGTTGTCGCAATCGTCACTGTGTTTGCAGCGGAGACATAAGCACGGCGAACAAGCCCTGCCTCATCAACACCAGCAGACATAGAAATCACCATGTCGCCCAAGACAACGCCTGGAACTGCCACGGTATCGGTTGCTGCCGCTTGATCGGCAACGGATGCCGAGTTCAAAGTGCAGGTAATAGCCCATGTGTCACTGAAGACGCCACGGAACTGGTCGTTACCTCGACGCGAGGTAATTGCGGTTGCTGCTGCCATGATCTAACTCCTTAAAGTTAACGCCCCCATTTCTGGGGGCTTGGGGGTTAGGCTGGCACGACGAGAGCAAACAAAGATGCAGACTTAGCCGCACCCACGGATGCTGCGTTACGCAGACCAGCAACACCATACAAGGTGTCCGAGGTGAACAAGGTTGACAGGTAGTCTTGCTTGTACTGGACTTGCGAACGGATACCCATTTGCTCAACCAGCACCATCGAATCACGGTGACCCATCAAGCAAACACGGGCAGCGTTTGTGCCGCTGGTCGTGTCAGCGTTGGAGGTGGTGAACACGGGGATGCCGTACAGGTTGCCGATTTCGCCGTTGCGGATTGCATTGCCATCACCCACAAACGCTTGTTCGGTGTAACGAGCCAAGCCCATCAGCGTGTTACGGCTAGATGGTGGGATCACAAAGAAACGCTGATCCATTGGGGTGTCGTTGTCGTCCAAACGCTGAATGGTGCGACGAATACCGGCATCGGTCAATGCGCTTTCGTTGTTGTTTGCAGCAACATAAGCGGTAGTACCGTCACCACCAGCAAAGCCACCAGCGTAAGCACTGTTTGCAGCGTTGCCGCCGTTAGAGCCACGACCCACTTGAACCAAGTCGCTGTCCACAGCCTTGGACAAAGCATAACCAGCGTCCGAAGTGTAGAACTGGCGCAAAGATGCCAAGGCTTGTGCTTCAGTGATGTCTTCAATGAAACGGCTGTATTCAAAGTGACGGTTGATGCTCACCAAGACTTCCGACTCAGTGTCGGCAATCAAGGTAACAGCAGTCGATGCAGCCTTCAAAGTGGCGCTGCCACGGGTAGGCGAGGGAATGTGAACCGTGTCACCCTTTTTGCCCTTGAAGTTCATCTTCATGACGAGGTTCGCCATAACGAGGTTCTTCTTGTAAGCAGCGACGATTTCATCGCTCCAAATCTCAGGGATAAAGGTTGCTGCGGTGGTATTGGTTACCTGGGGGGTAGGATAGGCCATGTTGAATTCTCCAAAATTAAAAAGTTAGGTCATTTGACCCGACCCTCTGCGTACGCTGTGAGAATTTCCTCGTTCAGCGCATCGTATCGGGCTGGATCGGTCATTTTGAGACGGATCAGGTCTGCCCTGCGGTAGACTCGTTTGGAACTCTCGCCACTCCCCCCCACATCAACTTGTGCAGCTTTCATGCTCTTGGCCCGTGTAGCGTCTGACGCTTTCTCGGACTGTTGAGCCTTGATGCCACGCAATTCTTTGTAGGTGGACAGCAGTTCATTCGCAGAATCGTAGTCAAAGTCACCATCAGCACGTGCATACAGCCCCAAGCGGATGGGCGATGCTTTCACCCAGTCTTGGAACCCTGTGTCATTCACGATTTGCGTGAAGTCAGGATGCTCTTGCGATAGCTTCTGCTGAATCTGCATCTTTTTGAAGTCTTGGCTAGCAATTTTGGCCGCGACCACATCTGGATGCTTGTCGATTGTCGATTGAACCGCCTTTTGCGGGTTCTCAAAAAAATCTACTTCCGGTTCATCTTGTGTAGCTGGCTGCTTAGAACCTAAGTTTTGTTTGATCAACTCGTCGGCCAATTTACGGACTTCACCGACCTCTTGGGCCTGTTTGCCAATTAGCTTTTCAGCCTCTTGGTGCATCCGCACAATTTCCTCCAAACTTTTTTCCCTGTATTTCTCAGGAAGTTCGTTCTTTTGCTCTTCGACTTCAAGTTCGCCAAGTTCTTCTGGTTCTTTGTCAATCAACATACTGGTTCCTGCCTTTTGGGTTGTAGGAGAATCAACGCGACATTTGTGTTTATGCGTTGGCTTTGCGCTCTGCGGCTAACTTATCGCGGTGCTTTTGGTCAAATTTCATCCATGAAGAAGGAAAATTGCCCGACCACCCCTCTAAGTTAATCGCTGGTGCGCTGATAACACGATGGGCAAGCCCACCGCATATGCACGGCACTTCAGCAGTCTCATAAACTGCCAAAGCCTCCATGCGATGTCCGCTTTTGCAGACAAATTCATACATTCTTTTCATTCAAGTCCTCATACGCTCGTTCACTGACCCCTTTCAGGGTTGTCAGCCAAGTCATAATCGAAATCTCACCTTTGCGAAATTGTAGACTTTTTTC